TTCTAAAAGAAGTTTTTGACCGAACACTATCCAGTAAAGATCGAAAGATATTCCATGATCTGAACCCGAAGGAGGAAGAACACTGGTATTATACGGAGATCCTTAAGTTTCATGAGATGCAGCAGGAGCGTAATAGTAGCTATGGATATAACTATGGGCATTTCACTCTGGTGGATAATATGAGCATGACGGATGAGGAGATCCGCAAGGTACTAGCCACCTACCAGAAAGGCACGGTCTGGTATAAAAGAGATATCCGTGGTGAACGTGCCGTCGCCGAGGGCATCATATTTAGAAAATTTGCGGAAGACAATGAGCCGTATCTATTTGATGAAGAGACAGATCCATTGCTGGCAAGAGATGAGCAGGGAAGATTATTGCACCGACCATATAAAATTGTGATCGGGATTGACTTTGGAGGAAACGGATCCATGACGACTTTTGTCTGTACGCTATACTTTCATGGATTTCATGATTTGAGAATAACGGAAGAGGAAGGCATAGAGTTGTCACCGGATATAGATGCAGAAAGAATATGTGATAAGTTTGTTGCCTTTTACCGAAAGTGCAAAGATGCGTATGGACCGATCACATGGATCTTCCCGGATTCTGCGAGTACAACTATGATCAACAGTTTGATCAGTGCTGCAAGAAAGGCAGGACTGCCATTTCGCAATATTACCGGATGCACAAAGAATGAGATTGCCGATCGACCGAGAATGATGGATAAACTGTTGAATACCGGGCGGCTTAAGATCAACCGGAAATGCACAAGAGTAAGAAGCGCAATGGGCAGATTGAAATGGGATGAAAAGGAACCCAATATCCCAGAGGATAAGAATATCGGGAACTGTAACGACTGGTGGGATGCCATATGCTACACCATGATAGATTTTGCAGATAATATTGATTTAGACAGGAGGTAGAACCAGGAAAGAGTGTGTAAAGGGATATTTAGAGAAAAAAGGATATGGAGTGAATGAAACGGCACTGACATATATCAAGATCTGTGATGATTGGTATGCCAATCGGGAAATCAACGATTTTCATAGGCGGAAGAATTTAAACGACAGTGAAGTTGTGCTGCACAAGATGAACTTTGCAAAGCGGTGTTGTGCAGATGATGCTAATCTGTGCGAGGTAGTATCTGTTGCTCCAGATAAGGAATCAGGATCTCAGGAGTTTATCGAGAAGTTTATGGCAAGCAATCGTTTTGACATTATGTACCGGGAGCAGTTGGAAAAGACGGCGGCGACAGGAACGGTCGGAGCATACATTTACCTGCGGGGTGCAGAATACATCCAGAAAGGTAAGCAGATGACAGTCCGAGGTGGAGAAGTGCGTATCAATTATTGTGATGCAGACTGTATTGTACCGCTGACAGTAGAGAATAAACTTATTACAGAGTGTGCCTTTAGTGGTACGGATGTGGTGAAAGGCAAAAAGAGAACCGTGCTTGTTATGTTTACCTTGCAGGATGGTTTGTATCGGGCAGAGACAGTTGTATTTGATGAGGCAGGAAAAGAAGTAAGCCAGAATGTATTGCAGTTGGGAGATGTAAAGCCATTTGCCGTTATGGAGAATGCAGAGGTCAACAATCTGGATGACATGGAAGGATATGGTCTGCCAAAGATCTATAATGCCATTCCGTTGTTTAAAGCCGTAGATCTCTGCTACAACATCCTGCATGGTGATCTGTCAAAAGGAGATAAGTTGGTTTTTATCAATGAGTTGCTGGCATGTATCAAAACAGATGAGGACGGTAATCCGTATCTTACCCAGCAGCAGAAGGAGTTATTTGTACTTCTGGGAGAAAAATTACCACAGGCCGATACACTGATAAAAGAATATAATCCAGAGATTCGTGTCGAAGAAATCACAAAGGCCTTTGAGTTGGTGCTGTCTCTTTTGTCGATGCAGTTTGGATTTGGCAGTAAGAAATATACCTTTGAGAATGGGCAGATCAAAACGGCGACCGAGTATATCGGTACCAGACAGGATGCCATGCAGGAGTTGAACAAGCAGAGGAAACAGGCGAGCAACTATATCACGGATATATTGCATGCGGCTATGTGGTTTTCAAATCATTTTAATGGAACGTCCTTTAACGAGGATGAGATCCTGTCGATCGAGTTTGATGATTCCTACGTGGAGGATCGGCAGAGCAAGTTAGAGTCCATGAGAGCAGATGCGATGACCTTTAGTGATGTGCCTATCCTTTTACAGTGGTATTTGAAAGAAAAGTATAATTTGTCAGATGAAGAGGCTCAAAAGTATATTCCGGCAGATGTGGAAGATGATGAGCCGGAAGATGATGACTAATGCAGCAGGATGGAGGTGTGTCACAGGGCATTATCAGAAGAACAGATCGAAATATTAGCAGATAAGTATATTATCGGGCTGTACCAGAAAATGGAAGATGAGGTGATCGCAGATATTGCCAGACGAGTGAAAGCGACCGGGAGATATACCGAAACGGCTGAACTTATGGCAAAGGATATGATCGAGCAGGGATATTCTGCTGATAAGATCCGGGCGGCTGTGATGCAGTCCATTCGGGCAGACAAGGATTATCAGATGGCAGTGGCGGAAAATACGCTCAAAGCCAAGCAGGAGATCCAGGACATCATTGATAAGACAGTAGCCAAGGCAAAGGTGCAGGGAAAAGAGTTGATCGCACAGGCAGGAAGTATGGCGTGGAATAACGATCTGTCGATGTGGGAAGAACAGGGCGAGGATCTAAAAAAACCGAACAGCATGAGCCAACTGATCAAGGCAGCACAAAAGCAGACCGTTGGAGAATTAAAGAATCTGACACGGTCTATGGGATTTAAAAATGTTCTGTTGGGGACTACCGGTGTCAAAGGCATGTATCAGCGTGAAATGGACCTAGCACTGCTTAAGGTGTGTACCGGGACATTTTCATATGATGCAGCAGTAGACGAGTGTATCCACCGTCTGGCACAAAGCGGGCTTCGGACAATCGATTATGCAAGTGGAAAGTCTTATCAGTTGGATACAGCCGCAAGAATGTGTGTCAGGACGGGTATGAGCCAGCTATCGGGCAAGATCACGGAAGCCAATCTGCAGCAGTCGGATCATGATCTGGTTATTACCAGTCAGCATATGGGAAGCAGACCGGAGCATGCCGTATGGCAAAATAAGGTTTTTTCCTATTCAGGAAAGAGTAAGAAATATCCTGATTTTGTCAAAGAAACTGGATATGGGACAGTGACAGGACTAAAAGGGGCAAACTGTACGCATGATTTTTATCCATACTGGGAAGGTGCCTCCGTAGTCCCGGATAATGTGACTGTGCCAGAGTCTAAGGTAATAGATGGCAAGAAATATACATATTACCAGATGACACAGCAACAGCGTAAAATGGAACGTCAGATTAGAGCCACCAAGCGAGAAATCGAAGCCCAGAACATGGTTGGTGGAGAGGTAACGGCGCTTAAAAACAAATTAAGCCGGCAGATGGACCAGTATGTCAGTTTTAGTGATAAGGCTGACTTGCGACCGAAAGAAAATCGTCTGAGGGTTATTGCGGGGACAAGTAAGGCATCGGTAAGAAAGAAGAAAATCGTTGAAGTCGTTGAAAAAGATGCTAAAATAATATTATCGATGGAAGAAAAGGGAGCGCTTCAAAAGTATAAAAGTTTTGATGCATATAGTATAAATGAGGCACTTAGAAACATTCATGATGTTTCAAAACTCACATTACACGAACGGGAGTTTATAAATAATTTAGATTCGGCATTGAAAAAAATGCCAAGATATGAGGGAAATCTTGTTCGCGTAATAGATTTTTCGGACAGGGTAAATGCAGGCGAATTGACGGAGCGTTTTGTAGACAGATTTGTTCCTGGAAAGATAATAACTGTAGAGCAGTATTGGAGCACTTCAAAACAAGAGGGCTATAGTGATACTGCAAATATAAAAATATACATAGAAAAATCGAAGAAAGGGCGAGATATCAGCACTATCGGACTGAATGAAAATGAAGTCCTTTTTGAACGAAATTGTAAATATCAGGTTATATCCAAAGTGCATTATAATGATGTATGGAATATTCTTGTTAGGGAGGTAGAATAGTGGCATTGACGGCGAGGGAGTGGCTTTTGCTAGATGAAACTGAACAAAAGAAAAGAGGAGAGGAACTTTCCGAAGAGGAATGTAGAAAACTTAGAATGGAATTGAGTGAATGTTATTTTTCTGAAGAGGAAAAAAGAAGCATGACAGAAAAGCAGAAATACTGTTTTATTCATCCAAAACAACCGTCTACAGAAGAAATAGAAAAAAATAAAAAGGCATCATTTGAAGTACTGAAAAAAATGGGATTGATGCCAGAAGATACGACATTCGAGGAATGGAAAGCCAAAGGTATGCCCCTGTAATATCCCAAAAGTTGGAGAGGAAGTAATACGGCTATGGAAACAATTATGGAGACACTGATCAATGATGTAGAATTACAGCAAATGAGAAAAGAGTGGATAAAGCAGGGGAAGAAAGAACCATTCTGGCCATTTAATTTTGATGAATTCCATAATATTGATGAGTACAAACAGAAACTGCGGGAAGAGTTGTTTGGAGTAGAAAAAAATATTTGAAAAACGCATTATATGATGTTAATATAAGGACAGGGGTGAGAATGTGTCCTATAAATGGTACAAGTGCCCAATATGCGGCAACCCAAAGATGTTCATGATTCGTAGTGATACGATCTTGATCAATTTTCCGGGATACTGTAAAAAGTGTAAACACCAAAGTGTCATAACAATAGAGCCTAAGCGCCGAATAGTGAATTCTTAAAAGATAGAATTTATTATTTGGCGCTTTTCTTTTCCTCTAAAGACTTGCCGGATGGAAAGTCCGGCACATGGCAGGGTAGAGAAGATGGATACTTGCCAGCCTCCTACGCTGGAGATCGGCGGTTCGAGTCCGCCCCCTGCAATTTCCTAACTGTGGAAAACACAGTCTAATAAAATTTAAAGGAGAATATATCATGAAGAACATTGAAACAATTTTGAAAGAGGCTGGCATTACGCTGACCGAAGAACAGAGTTCCAGTATCACGAAAGCAGTTGATGAGAATTACAAGCCGATTGCCGACTGGCAGAAACAGCACGATAAAGTGCAAAATCTGACGGAACAACTCGATACCGCCAAAGAGACCTTAAAAAAGTTTGATGGGATCGATGCGGACGGATTGAAAAAGCAGGTGGAAGATCTCCAGAAGGAATTGGAAGACAAGGATACTGAGTATCAGGAAAAGATTGCGGATAGGGATTTTCAGGATATGTTAAAGGATGCTATCGCAAATGCCAAAGGAAAGAATGCCAAGGCAATTACGGCTTTGCTGGATGTAGATAGCCTAAAGGCATCTAAGAACCAGAAAGAGGATGTAGAAGCGGCATTAAAGAAGTTGACCGAGGCAGAAGATAGTAAGATGCTTTTCGGAGAACCGGAAGTGCATATGGGATCAGGAGATCCGATTGGAAGAGTAACCCAAGGTAGTGAAAATGATGATTCCGAGATGAGAGCCATCATGGGACTACCGCCAAAAGAAGGAGGAAACTAAAAGGCCAAATACAATCGCATTAGCAAAAAATTACACAGACTTATTGGATGAAGTATATCGTGGGGCATCCGTAACGGCAGACTTGATATCAGATTCAAAAATGGCAAGAGCCGGTGCAAATGCAAACGAGATTGTGTATCCCCAGTTAAGCGTATCAGGCTTGGGAGATTATGATCGCAATTCCGGTTATACGACAGGGGCTGTCAAGTTTGAATGGAAGACAGCCAAGTTCAACTATGACAGAGGTACAAAGATCACAGTAGATGTCATGGATAATGAAGAGTCCAGAAACCTGGCATTTGGCATGGCAGGGGCAACACTGATGAGGGAGAAGGTAGCGCCGGAGGGAGATGCATTTACATTTGCAACCCTGGCATCATTAGAGAATATCTCAAAGACAACCGGTACCATTGAGGGTGCCCAGCAGTTCTTAGATGCCGTGCTGACAGCATGGTCAAAGATGGATGAAGACGAAGTTCCGCAGGAGGAAAGAATCCTTTATGCGACACCTACATTGCTCAACAGTGTCATGGCACTTGATACAACCAAGTCCAGAGAGGTCTTAGATCTGTTTAGTGTCAAGAAGAAAGTACCACAGGCTCGCTTCTATACCGCTATTGATATGTTAGACGGAAAATCTTCTGGAGAAGAAATTGGACACTACAAGAAAGCCGCTGAGGATGGAAAGGAGATCAACTTTATGATCGTGCACAAGCCCGCAGTCATTAAGTTTGACAAGCATGTGGCAAGTAACATTATTCTGGCGGAAAACAATGCGGATGCAGACGCTGATATCAGCAAGTATCGTAAGTATGGTCTGGTAGATGCTTATGCAAATAAGCGTGCAGGTATTTATCTGAACTACAAGGCATGCTTGTTGAGGCACTGGCTAGTATTATGCTTCAGATTGCAGAGAGCCTGCCGGAGCAGTTGCCGGTTTTTATAGAGAAGATGCTTACATTGATACAAGACTTGGCTACGACCATAGCAGAGAATGCACCGATACTGATCGATGCGGGTATCAAGTTGATGCTAGCATTGGCGGAGGGGATAGTAAAGAGTCTGCCAACTATTATAGAGATGCTGCCGACCATTATCACGACGATTGCTAATGTTATCAATGATAATATGCCGACGATCCTTATGGCAGGTGTGCAGATCCTCATGATGCTGATAGAGGGGATTATCCAGTCTATACCGGTGCTGATAGAAAATATACCCAAGATCATAGAAGCCATTGTGGCAGTGTGGTCGGCGTTCAACTGGCTGGAACTGGGGAGCAAGGCAATCACACTTTTAAAAAATGGTATTGTCGGTATGCTATCAGCATTGAAAGGTGCCGGAACAATGATTTTTGAGGCTGTAGAAGGGGCGATAAAGTCGTTACCACAGACCTTAAAGAACATTGCAGCCAACGGTATCAAGAGTATGATCGGTGGCTTTATGGGAATGCTGACAAGCCTGCTGAATACAGTTGGGACGTTATTGATATATATGGTCCAGGCATTTGGCAGTGTCTCGTTAAAAGATATAGGTAAGAACGTGATCCAAGGATTTATAGATGGAATATTGGGCATGGGTGGCATCTTACTGAAAAGTGTGGGTGATCTCATGGGAAATGTGATCAGCAAGGTCAAAGGAGTCTTTGGTATCCATTCGCCATCAAGAGAGTTTAAATACATTGGTAAGATGTGCGTGGCTGGTATGGATGATGGTATGGAAGGTTTCGGAGATTCCATCGTAAACACAGCACAGGCAAGCCTTGGAACTTTAAAAGCCAATGTGACAGGCAGATCCATGATGGGATATGGAAATAGCCAGACGTTTAACTTTTATGATACACAGACAAGCCCGGATGCTATCCGGCGCACGTTTGAAAATACAATGACATTTGGATTGGCAGGGGGAATATGATGAAACCTACATTAGTCAGATGTGTCCGAAGCGATGCGAAGGAATTTACTATTGGCTTATCAGATTGGAAAATTACAAAGTTAGAGGGTATAGATGCCCCTAACTTTTCCCTGTTTACCGATAAAAATGCTGTTGGAGATGGAGCAATGCTATCCGGTAAGCGGGTAGATGACAGGGATGTGTATGTCGAAGCAAAATCGAGATTTCCACAGCAAAACGAAACAATAAGAACGAGAGCGTTGGGGTTCTTTAATCCGAAATATACCTATCGAGTGCATGTGACATATCAGGGAACCACACGTTGGATCGAAGGTGAATTGGAGGGCTTTTCGATACCGGCAGAGAATGTCTATAGAAATATGACAATGAAGGTACGGTTTTATTGCCCGGATCCATACTTTAGATCAGAGGATAATTTTGGTAAAGATATTGCATCCAGCCAAAAGATGTTTGGATTTCCGTATATTCAGACAGCGAGGATCCAGACAGTAGCATCGGCTTTTAATTTTGCCAAGTTGGTTAAGATTACGAATGATGGCGATGTGGAGACATATTGCACGGCGCGGATCTTATTTAGTGGGGAGACAACGAATCCTAAGATTGTAAAAGATGATTATTTTGTCAGAGTATGTGAGTCATTTGCATCCGGGGATGTGCTAGAAATTGATTTTGCAAATGCTACGATCCGAAAGAATGGAACAAATATCATTCAGAAAATAGATCGGGGATCCACATTTACATCAATGCAGTTAGATGTAGGGGCGTCAAACATTGGCTTTGCTGCCGATACAGGGGATGCAAATATGTCGGTTACGATTTATTACAATAAGTTGTACTTGGGGGTATAGGATGCAGTTATTGGCATTGGACGCAGAATTTAATCCGATAGGATATTTTGGATATATCAACTTGCAGTGGATCAGGCGATACTATGAGCCGGGGGAGTTTTCTGTGCAGATTCCGATCGAGATGTATATGTCGGATATGAAATATATTTATACAAATGAAAGACCAGAGGTGGGGATGGTACAAAAATCAGAGTATCAGACCAATTATCAAGGAGCATATATGCAGGTGTATGGGTATTTTTATGAGTATAAGGTCAATGACAAAATTATTTATCCGAGGTACATAAAAAGCGGTGTGATCGAAGATGTGGCTGTTGATCTGGCACAAAAATTTTGTGAAGATATTCCACTATTGCAGATAGAAGCCAGCAAAAAGCGTGGGGAGACAATAGCCATACAGTCAACCGGAAAAAATCTAGCGGCACAGATCTATGAACTGCTCCAAACGCAGGAAATGTCCTTTAGAACCAGATACGATTATGCAGAAAATAAGATGTATTTTGAGGTCTGGCAGGGTGTAGATCGGACCATGCAGCAGTCGGATAATCCATTTGCAATATTTTCCGCACAACTGCGAAATATTGCGAACGAGAAAATTGTCATAGACAACTCTGCATTTAAAAATTATGCGGTAGTTATCGGCAATGGGCAGTATGAAGATGGTGAACAAGTCGAGGTTATCATAGATCAGTCTGATGGTGGATATAGACAAAAAGTGTATATAGATAAGACATCCATGAAGTATGACGAGAATAAGCAGTCATTGGAGGAGTTTAAAGAGTCACTGGTGCAAGCCGGACTTGAGGAAATGCAAAAATCATATTCACAGATAGTCAATATAGAGGTTGACACCGTGGATAGAGGTCTTAAATATCTGCAAGATTATGATTTGGGCGACAAGATAGAGATTGTAGTGGATGCATTGCAGGAAAATCTTGTTACCAGGATCATTGAAATCGACGAGGTGTTTAAACAGGGAAAACATACCGTATCGCTCACCTTTGGGACAAAGGTACCAAGAGTGTATAGAAGAATATAAGGAGGTACACGACAAGGCAGTCATTTCCATTCACATCACAGGTAACATATGATGAAGCAGGATATCCAGAATATGATAGGGCAGTAGATTCGGACATCCTGCGAAATCTTTTCAAAAATTATTATTCAAATGGGGTATTTCCAAACCCATCCACCAATTTTCAAGTGGTGGCAGACGAAGGTATGCAGGTCGTTGTTCGACCAGGAGCATGCCTTATTGAGGGTGCAACAGGCTATGAGACGGAGGATAGAACGATGGTCGTGCAGGCGGCTGGGGCTACGGACAGAATAGACAGTGTTGTGCTTCGACTAAATGACAATATCGATTATAGGGACATTGATCTGTATGTTATCAAGGGTAACTCTTCATCGGAGCCGCCAGAATTGACGAGGACAGGCGGTGTGTATGAGATCGGTCTTGCCAATCTGTATGTATCAGCAAATTCATCCACAATCACAACTGAACGTATAACGGATACACGACTGGTCACAGAACGTTGTGGCTATGCTATGCCAGTACAGAAGTTTGATACTACGGCATTATTTACACAATTACAGGGGCAGATTGATGCCAATATCGAATTGATACAGCGTGCTGTTGATGAGACAGAGGCGGCATATCTGCAAGCACAGATCGATGATATTCAGGAACTGTCAAACGAAGATATCGATGAAATCATTGGAGGACAATCATGAGAAGAGGAACAACACCAACAATAGATATTCATATTAGTGGGATTGAACCAGCAGATGTCGTAAGAGCATATGTCACGCTTAAGCAGGGTGCGACACAAAAAACATATGAAACCATACCGGATGAAAATGGATGACATTTTGAATACGGAGGTGATCTGATCATGGCGATCGAAGCAAGAGATGCTAAGGGAAATTTAGATACAGATTGGACCGTGGCACAGACAAATATCAATGGAGCCATTACTAAAATATCCGGTACCGCACCGATTTCTGTAACAGGGAGTGGATCTTCCAGAACAATCGCGTTAAATGATAGCGGTATTGCAGCAGGTTCATATACAAAAGTGACCGTCGATGCAAAAGGAAGAGTAACTGGCGGAAGCAATCCGACGACGTTAGCCGGATATGGAATTACGGATGCAATCTCAGAGTCAGATCTGGTGGCAGTGACCAACACTGAGATTGATGCAATGTTTAAGTAGGAGGTATGACGATGGCAATTAAAAAGTTTTTGAGCGAAAGCGGTTTTAAACATTTTATAGATAAGGTGATAGGAAGAACAGATATCTCATCCATTGGAGATGGCACACTTAAAGGGGCGGTAAGTTCACTAAACATAAAGTTGGATGGTAAGCAACCTGCTTCGACTGCCATTACCACAAATAACATCAGCGACCAGTCCGTAAAATATGCAACCAGTGCTGGTAGTGCATCTGCCGCAACAAAAGCATATCAAGATGGAAATGGAGCCAACATTGCTTCAACCTATTTAAAAGGTACGCAAAACAACTCAAGATTTTTAAACCGACCGAGTGTAAATGTAGATGGCACAATCGTTCCTTTAGTTGTTTCTACTCCGCAAGGTGGGGGAATGTATCCTATTACTCAACTGTATGTGGCAAATAATCCAGAACGCCTAATAATCAAGTGGTATGCAGATGGGAATATAATAACCTCATACATTGCAATAAGCAGAGCCTAACTCGCTTAATTTGTCACGATATGCCCGATGTACGTTTTATCAACATATACATCTACTCTCATTACGTTTGTGTTCCATAAAAACTGAACCTGCGAGTTCGACAAGGATGGACAGATGGGACTAGGGTTTCCATTGTATATGGCAGTTGTTTTATCTGCAATTCCGGCGGAATTGGAACTACCAGCACTGGTTGCATATTTTACAGACTGGTTACTGATGTTCGAGGTTGTAATTGCGGTCGAAGCATCCTGCTTTTTGGATATGTTGTTGTTTGCTGCATCCAACTTTATGTTTAGTGAATAAAAAAGGAGGAAGAGCAAATGAAAAAAACATAATACCTTGAAAAATAGGTTTAATCGAATAGATAAAAAATAGAAAAGGAGAGAAGTACTTATGAAAGAAGTAATATGTACAGCCACGGGAGTCGTGGGAGCAGCAATCAGCACCGCTTTTGGCGGATGGGATGCTGGAATCAAGACACTTATCATTTTTATGGCAATCGATTATATTACAGGATTAATCGTTGCCGGAGTATTTAAACAATCGACAAAGACGAAGACAGGGGCTTTGGAGAGCAAGGCAGGATGGAAGGGCTTATGCCGAAAATGCGCAACGCTTGCGTTGGTGCTGGTGGCTTATAGGTTGGATTTAGTAATTGGGACAAACTACATACGAGATGCGGTGATTATAGCATTTATCGCGAACGAGACGATTTCAATAGTTGAAAACGCAGGGTTAATGGGTGTCCCTATGCCACCGGTAATCATAAAAGCAATTGATATTTTAGAGACAAAAGCAGAAGGAGGAAAAACAAATGAGAATTAATATTCATGCCGGACATAATCCGGAAGGCAAAGTAGCATGTGGAGCAAGAGGAATTTTAGACGAATCCAGAGAGGATCGTATCATCAAAAATAAGGTGATCCAGTTACTTCGTGCAGCAGGACATGAGGTTTTTGACTGTACGGTAGACGATGGAGTGAGTCAGGGCGATGTATTGAGAAGAATTGTGGAAAAAAGCAATTCACACGATTCTGATCTCGATGTCAGCATCCATCTGAACAGTGGAAGAAATGACTATGTCGGAGATGGCTCTATCGGCGGTACCGAGGTATTTGTTTTCAATATTTCAGAGAAGAACAAGATTGCCATTGCCTATGGTAAGGCTATTGTGGAAAAGATTGGAGATCTTGGCTTCCGCATCCGTGACGATGCTATCCCGGATCATATCAAGACAGATTCGCAGTTGTATGTGCTTAGAAATACGAAAGCACCTGCAGTCTTGGTAGAATGTTGCTTTGTAGACGACAAGGACGATGCAGATCTCTATGATGCAGATAAGATGGCACATGCTATCGCAGGCGGCATTATTTCCCTTGCTGGCTCGTCAGCACCGGCACAGACACCAACACCAGCACCAACACCTGCGCCAACTCCGGCACAGCCAACAGGACACAGTGTGGGAGAGGTTGTATCTTTTAGTAAGATCTACAGCACGGCGGCATCCACTACACCGCTTAACCCGAAAGTGACATCAGGAACGATCACAAAGGTGCTTGCGGGTAGAGCAAATCCGTATCTGATCAACGGCGGTACCGGATGGGTCAATGACGGATGCATCACCAGTGGTGGCACAAGTGCTCCGGCGGCACCTGCCGTCAATTACTATCCAGCATACACCGGTGGTAGTAATTCAATCACAGAGGCATTGAAGTCACTTGGTGTGGATTCATCCATGGCGCACCGCAAACAGATTGCAGCGGCGAATGGTATTGGTGGATATGCCGGAACTTATACGCAAAATGTAACAATGCTTACCTTATTAAAACAGGGCAGATTAATTTCAGCATAAAAATGGGAGAGGGCTTCGGTCCTCTCTTTTTTATTACTAAACAAATATTATACCTAAAGAGGAGCACCTTGTCGTGGGGTGCTCTTTTTTGATGAAATGAAAAAGGGGTTGACTTTTTGGGTACACAATATTATATTTTATGTGTACTCAAAAAGTGAGGTGAGATAATGAGTCCAAGAACAGGAAGACCGAAAAGTATCAATCCAAAATCCGAACAAATTAAAATTAGAGCGACAAAGCAGGATAAGGAGTTACTAGAAGACTGCTGTAATGTCACTGGAAAAACACAATATGAAGTGGTAATGGATGGAATAAAAAAGGTCTATGCTGAAACAAAAAAATAGAACGTTGCCACGCTACCAACGAAAACAACGTTCTAAATACTCAGAGGAAAATCCTCTATGAAATATTTTATCATGGATTGGATTTTCCTACAACGAAAATTTGGAGGAAAAGAAAAATGCAGTTACCACAGATTGTAGAAGTGAAAGGAATTAGAGTATTAACCAGTAGACAGATTGCAGAAGCGTATGGTGTGGAGGAAAAACACATCAAGCAGAATTTTGCTAACAACAGAAAAAGGTATATTGAAGGGAAACATTATGTGACGCTACAGAATCAGGCACTAAGAGAGTTTAAGAACGAGGTCGAAAATTTCGACCTCGTTGGTAGGACGGCAAACAGGTTGTACCTCTGGACAGAGAAAGGAGCCTTGCTCCATGCCAAATCATTAAATACAGATAAGGCATGGGAGGTATATGATTATCTGGTAGACTTCTACTTCCGCACCAAGGAACAGGCGACCATGCAGCAGGTGGCAAAACCACAAGGATGTATGGTGGTAAATGTACCGGACAATCCAGAGATCCTGCAAGCCATGCAGCAGGTAGAGGATGATATGACCTGTATGAGGGTATTACTTAATGATTGTAAGAAGTACATATCCGAGGAAGAATACCAAAAGCGAAGCACCAGTATCGAAAGTGTCATGGATACCATGCGAACAGATCTGGCAAAGATGCTGATGTTGAAGCCGCAAATCGTACCAGTCAGATATTAAAAGAAACCTTATTAAAACAAGGAAGTTTGATTGCAGCATAAAAATGGGAGAGGGCTTCGGTCCTCTCTTTTTTATTACTAAACATAAAGATGGAATCAACATTGACATACTCCACAACAGAAGTAAACACGCAAAAAAAATGGATAAATGGAAAGGACATATATAGAAAAGTCTACAATATAGCAAGACTTCAAGCCAACACCGCAACTAATATTGATAGTTCTATAAATACATCTACAGTCCAATCTATCGTACATTTTGAAGGATGTGCTACAGATAAAAATAATGCCCTTGTTCCATTGCCCTATCATAATGGGCAGCAAAATGCTTATGATAATTATTGGTACATTCTTTCTGGTGGATTATATATTGTCACCATGACTATGGGAGAAGTGTCGCAGGCAACTATAACCATTGAGTACACGAAAAAGTAG